GCGAAGGCGAAGATCGTCTCGGCCTGGAAGGCATCGATCGATGCGGCCGGCCCGTCGGCGGTCACGATTTCGGTCGCGCATTTGCCGAAGGCGCTGAAGAAGATCGCCTCCTGCAAGAGCGTCAAGCACTTCGCCAAGGGTCTCTGGACCGTGGCCTCGCTGGCCGCGTTCATGGAAGAGTTCGGCTGGCTGCAAGCCGGCATCGCCTGGGAAGAGCAAAGCGAAAGCGACGACGGCAGCCCGCTGCCATCGATGAGCGCCAACGTGCTCTCTGCAATGGGCGCCCTGCTCATCCAGATGGCGCAGGAAGAGGTGGCCGAGCTCTTGGCGACCTTGCCTGACCTCGATCTCGCCGGCGAGCTCAACGAGCTCGAGAGCGGCGTGGCCGATGTCGACGGCGATGGCGAGATCGTCATCGTTGAGGCGGCGCGCGCGATCCTCGACGCGGTGAAGGCCGACACGGCGCTGATGGCCAAGATCGGCGCGCGCAACTCGAAGTCCGACATGGAGAAGATCCAAGCCATCCATGACGCCGTCTCTGGCCTGGGCGCCAAGTGCGCCAAGTCCGAGGACGACGATGAAACCGACGACGAGGGCGACGACGAAGAAGATGACGATGACGCCGAGGACGACAACTCGGACGGCGACGATTCCGACGAGGGGGATGACGACGGCAACGACGATGATGGTGAAGGCGACGACGAGGACGACGACGAAGACAAGAGCAAGGACGCGAAGGCTAAGGCGAAGAGCCAAGGCAAGAAGCCGTCCAAGCTGGCGCGCGCTCGCACCACGATCGCCAAGCAGCGCAAGCAGATCGACCGCCTGGTGAAGGGCCTCGATGAGCTCACCAAGGACGTCGCCACCCTGAAGGCTGCGCCCCAGCCGCCGGCGGCGCGCACGCACGTCGTCGACAAGGAGGCCGACAGCCGCCCAGGCGCCATGCTCGGCAAGACCGCCGATGAGCTCAAGGCCGAGTTCGATGCGCTGACGCCCGAGCAACGCGCGATGGCGATGATCAAGCTCGGGCAGCAGCAGCCGATCCCGGTCCTGCAGCGGGGCGGTCCGGTTAAGCGCTAACCACGCCCCTTAACCTGGTGTTAAACTGCAGCGCGTAGGCGACGAGGAAGTAAGGCCTCGTTAGGCCTTCGCGCACGTTCGCGGCCGGAGACGGTTCAATCGCGAGCGATGCACCCGGCCGGAGACGGTCGATCAACCCCAACAACTCAGCCGCGCGCCGCTGGCGCGCACCGGGAGATCGACCATGCCCTTCGACGGGTTTAGCGGCGCATTGCGCCAAGGCACCGCAATTGAAGACGTCCTCGCTGCACTAGCCAAGTCGACGCCGATCGTCGACCCGCGCATGCAGCACCTTGCCTTCGCCAAGGCGGGCACCTTCGCGCAACCAGGCAGCGCGACGTCTGGCCTCCAGTTCTATGACCTCGAAGCTGGCGCCAAGCACCTCTATCCGGTGCTGACCCCGCTGCGCAACGAGACCCCTCGCGTCCCGGGCGCTGGCGGCATCCAGGCCAACTGGCGCGCCATCACCGGCGTCAACACGTCGTCCCTGCGCGTCGGCGTCTCGAGCGGCCACCGCGGTGGCAACATGGCCATCACCACGCAGGACTATCTGGCCGCCTACAAAGGCATCGGCATCGAGTCCAGCGTCGACTTCGAAGCCCAATACGCGGCGATGAATTTCGAAGACATCCGCGCCCTCGGTGCGCTGACCGGTCTTCAAGCGCTGATGCTCGGCGAAGAGATCCTGCTCCTCGGCGGCAACACCAGCGTCGCACTCGGCACCACCCCGACCCCGTCTTGCACGGGCGCGATCACCGGCGGCACGCTCTCGGGCGCCGGCTCGCCGACTGTCTACTCGGTCATCGTCGTCGCCTTGACGCTTGAGGGCTACCTCAACTCAAGCGTCTCCGGCGGCGTTCCCGCCCAGCTCACCCGCACCAACGCGGACGGCTCGACCGACACCTTCGGCGGCGGCTCTGCCCGCAAGAGCGCCAACGGGACCTTCAACGTTGCGTCGGGCTCGACCGGCTCGGGCGCGTGCACGGTCGCGGCCGTTCAAGGCGCGGTCGGCTATGCCTGGTACTGGGGCGCCTCCGGCGCTGAAGTGCTCGGCGCCATCACCACGGTCCCGGCCTACACCGTCACCGCGACGGCGACCGGCACGCAGACCGCGGCCTCGATGCCTGCGGCCGACAACTCGCAGAACTCGCTCTCGTTCGATGGCTTGCTCACCCAAGCGCTGAAGTCGGGCTCGGGCGCCTACTACAAGGATCTCGGGGGCGTCGCGCTCACCGCCGACAACGCCGGCGGCATCGTCGAGATCGACGCGGCCCTCAAGGATCGCTGGGACAACTATCGCCTGGGCTTCGACACCATCTGGATCAACAGCCAGGAGGCGATCAACCTCGGCAAGAAGATCATGGCGCAGGGCGGCAACACCGGCGCGCTCCGCTTCGTGATCAACCAGGACCAAGGCGCGATCGGCGGCGGCATCATGGTCGCCACCTACAAGAACAAGTTCTCGCTCGCGGGCGCGAACGTTCTCGACGTGCGCATCCATCCGAACATGCCCCCGGGCATGATCCTGATGACCACCAAGAAGCTGCCCTATCCGTTGTCGAACGTGACCAACGTTTGGCAGGTCCGCACGCGCCAGGATTACTACCAGATCGAATGGCCGCTCGTGACCCGTCAGTACCAATACGGCGTCTACGCCGACCAGGTGCTGCAGCACTACTTCCCGCCGAGCATGGGCATCATCTCGGGCATCCTCAACGGCTAACGAACACGCCGCCACCAGCGAGTGAACGGCCGGGCGCAGAACGCGCCTGGCCTCCGCTCTCGGAGAGCACACCATGATTTTGCAAGGACCAGCCGGCGTCTGTAGCGTCTCGGTCAACGGCGTCCTCTTTGCGCCCGACGCCAACGGCTGCATCACCACCGACGACCCCAATGTGATCGCCGCACTCACCAATCCAAACCAGGGCTGGGTCGAATACGTCGCGCCGTCGCCGACGGACGACGCCCAAGCGCTCGAGCAGCTCACCGTCGCCCAGCTCACCGACCTCCTGAAGGGCCAAGGCGTCGCTATCCCGCCAGGCGCCAAGAAGGCCGACCTCGTCGCTTTGGCGCAGGCCAACCCGGCCAGCTGAAGGCCCGTGAATGCTCGGCGACCTCACCACCCTCGCGAACCTCAAGGCCTATCTGGGCAACGCGGCCTTCGCCAGCGACACGAGCCAAGACGCGATGCTTGGTCGGATGATCACGGCCGCCTCGCGCTTCGTGACCAACTTCTGCCAGCGCACGCGCTTTGCGGTCTCGAGCTTCGACGAGACCTATGACGGCTATGGCAACAACTTCATGGTGCTGCGCCAGTGGCCGATCGTCTCGATCACGGCGATCAATTTCAGCGGCCTATCGCTAACGGCTCAAGCCAGCGGCAACCCACCGAGCGGCGGCTACCGCGTGCTGCCCCCCGGCGATCTCGGCCAGCAGCGCGTGCAGCTCTACGGCTATTGCTTCCCCCGCGGCCGCGGCGCGATCGAGGTTCAATACGTCGCCGGCTTCCAAAGCTCCGAAGCGGCGGTCGTGCCGTCGGCGTCGCCGTACACCTACGCCACCGCGCTCGTCTTCTTGGGCGACCGAGGCGTCGTCTACACCTCGAGCGGCGCCGCGCTCACGGCCGTGGCGAGCTCGCCGGCGGCCGGCCAGTACGCCGTCGACAACCTCGGCAACTACACCTTCGCCGCAGCCGACGCAGGGCAGGCCGTCACCATCACCTATTCGAACACACCGGCCGACGTGGAGCAGGCGACGATCGAGATCATCGCCGAGCGCTTCCGCTACAAGGACCGCGTCGGCATGGTCTCGAAGACCATCTCTGGCGGCATCACTGAGACGACCGCCTTCAGCCAAAAGGACATCACCGACTTCGCGCGCACGCTCTTGAGCGACTACGTCGCGGTGGCGCCGCTATGATCTCGGTCGCTCTGGTCGGCGATACCGCCCTCATCGAGCGCCTGCAGGCGCTCTCGCCGGCATTGCGCGCCAAGCTCAAGCAGAGCGTCTGGGCGCTGGCGCTCATGCTCGAGGGCTACGTGAAGACCAGCAAGCTCTCGGGCCAGGTGCTGGCCCACCGCACCGGCCAGCTGAAGAGCTCGATCCAAAGCGAGGTGCTCGACCAAGGCCTCGCCGTCTACGGCATCGTCTACTCGGCCGGCAATGTGAAGTACGCGCGCATCCACGAGTTCGGCTATGAGGGGCCCGAGCAAGTGCGCGAGCACACCCGCACCATGCTCTTCGGCAAGACGGTAGCGCCCTTCACCGTTCCCGCCTTCACCCGCCAAATGAAAATGCCGGAGCGCTCGTTCCTGCGCTCGGCGCTGCGCGACAAGGCCGCCCAGATCAGCCAGCAGATGAAGGCCGCGGTCCTCGAAGGCGTGCAAGCCCAGGTGCGCGGATGAGCGGGCGCGAGGATGTCTTCGCCGCGCTCTTCGCGTTGGGCCAGGGAATCAGCTGGGGCATTCCTGCGCGCTCGTTTTTAGCGAGCGGCCGGCGCGTGAGGACTTGGGGCGAGACCCCATCGCAGCCCGCGCTCTACCAGGCCGAGCACGCCGAGACGATCACCCAGGTGACCAACCTCGAGAGCAAGCGAATGCTCGAGGCGAGCTGGATCATCTATCACAACGCCGGCGCCAACCCCGCCGCAATCCCGGCGACCGAGACGAACCTTATACTCGACGCGATCGATGCGGCGCTGGCGCCAGATCCGGGCGACACGCGGCTGACGCTTGGCGGCCTCGCCTATCACGTGTGGATCGAGGGCCAGGTCTTCCGAGACAACGGCGACATCGACAACCAGGCGATGCTGGTCGTGCCGATCCGCATTCTGTGGCCATGAGGAGGCGCGTGTGAGCGACGAGACCGAAACGAACACTGCCGCCCAGCAAGCGACCGAGGCTGAGGCCCAGGACGCGGCCGCAATCGCGAGCGCCGTCACGGATACGGCCATCGCCGAGCCGGCCGCTACAGAGCGGCCTTCAGCGCCGGCGCCCGCCAGCGAGGCTCCTACGCCGCCCGTCTTGCACCCGCACTCCGAGGTCTTCCGCTTGTGGATCGAACGCCACATCGCCGGCGGGCCGATCGGGCGCAGCACCGAAGCTTTCAACCATCTCCAAGACGCGCTGCCGGCGCTCTCGGCGATGCTTCAATCCGGCGACAGTAAGGGAGACTAACCAATGGCATTTCAGTCAGTCTTCGGCGCCGGCTATTTGTGGGGCACCGTACCTGGCGGCACGCCGCGCTTGTTCGCGGCGCTGCAGAACGTCAGCGTCGACTTCTCGCGCGACATGAAGCCGATGCATGGGCAGAGCGCCTATGCGCTCGAGCACGGCCCCGGCAAGGCCAAGATCGAGTGCAAGGCCGACATCGGCCGCTTCGATCCAAACGTCTTCAACGACATCTACTTCGGCGGCTCAGTCACCACCGGCTTCACGTCGGCTTCGAACCTTGAGCAGTGGGCGATCCC